AACGGCAAAGCGTCAGTGGACCGCAGCGTTTTCAGAAAATGGGATCCGTACCCGCGAACAGCTTTCTGCAGGAGTGCGGCATGCGCGCGCCAGTGAATCACCGTTCTGGCCGTCACCGGGACAATTTATCAAATGGTGCAAGGACAGCGGAACGGTGCTTGGCATTGGCCTCGCTGATGTGATGGCTGAGTTCCATCGGTATAGCCGCGAAAAAGGGCTGCATACCGGCGGAGCAGAGGCTTTCCCGTGGTCCCATGACGTCATGTACTGGATTGTAACGGAAACGCGCAGGGCGATGTACCAGCGCCAACTGAGCGAGGCTGAAACTGAAAAGTACGCGTCAAAAAAACTTGAGGAATGGGCGCTGAAAGTTGCTGGTGGGGAAAAAATACCGTCTCCCGTCCTGGCGCTCGAGAATTCTGATCAAGTGATCCCGACAAATCACGCGAGCCGTCAGGCCGGTTATCACCCGGAAGGAAAAAGCTTTGGGTGCATGCCAAACGCGGCGACTCTCGGCGCTCTAACCCCGGCCCAATGGCTCTGGGAAGAGTATCAGCGCGGGAAAGAGAGAGGGCTTATCCAATGACCATAACAATTCGTGAGCAGGTGTTGGCAGCCCTGCGCAATAACCCTAGCCTGAACAACGCCAAGCTGGCAGCGCTTATCGGCATGGAAACCAAAAAGATATCCGGGACGGTGAGCACGCTACTGGCTGATGGGCTGATCAGCTGCGAAGGAAAATACGGCCAGCGCCTGTATAGCCTGACCAGCTACGGCATGCAATATGCCCCTGACACGATACCGGGCATCAAGCATGGGAAGTCGAAGTTAATTCAGCGGACGGACACGAACGTGATCTGCCAGGAGTGCCGCAACAGCGCCGCTATGAAGCGAGTATTGATGGTTTGGGGGAGGACAGGGGTATGAAAATTTACATCGCAGGACCAATGACTGGCTACAAAGATTTCAACCGACTTGCATTTAAGGCATTTGCGCTGAAGTTAAGTCTGGATGGGAATGTTGTTCTCAACCCTGCCGTGTTACCGGACGGTCTGGAGCAACGCGAATACATGGATATCTGCTGCGCAATGATCCGCTGTGCAGACGCTATTTTCATGCTTAAAGGCTGGGAAAGCTCAGAGGGTGCAATTGCTGAACATGCGCTGGCCAGGAAGATAGGCCTTGAAATAATAACCGAATGCCAAGGAGCCGACCAGCTTCGCAAAGGAGAAACAAAATGAGCACAGTAATCAACAAAGAACTTCACGTAATCATGCCAGACAACAGCGTTTGGGCTGTTCCGGTTCAGTTAATTGCAATGAATCGCGCTGAAAGTTATTCCAAAGAATTTGACGGCGATATTCAGCGCAGTCTTGCAGAAGACACGCTCCCGTTATTCAAGGGAAGTGATTATGAAATTGAAAGCTGGGCGGCTAATAACATGAACTGGAGCGATGTAGAACATGCCGCCCGTTGCGTATCTGGTGGCGAAACGAACTTCCAGGAAGGCTGGGTAAACGGCCATAAACGCGTTATGGACGGTGCAGCATGAGCAATCCAATCAGCGTGATGAAAAGCCCGATCACCAATCGTATCTATGCCGGACGCTCACGCGCTGTTAAAGGTCTGGCACCTGGTGTGCGTCAGTTCGTGGGCGACAAGTTTGATGTTACTGATGAGGCGCTCCATGCGGTCGCTCATTTCCTGGTGCATACGGATGACATCAAGGTATTCACCCTGCCTGACGGTCGCGAAATTCACCTCCGCGCTGATGTGAAGGATGCCACCCAATGAGCAAATCACTGAAAGCACGTTGCATACGCCGCTGGGAAGTTGAGTTTAAAGGCCGCTGCGATTCTAAATACAGCCCGTACTGGCGTAAGCGTGACCTGCGAGGCTATATCCGTGAATGCGCTCTGACAACCGCCGATTGCATGGTTGATCGCACTGCTGAAGATATGGCGCGAATGGACGGGACCGGTTCAACCTACGGCTGGTCACCTGAATTTGCAGAGTGGTATAGCAAGCATCGCGAAGAGTACAAACGTAAGGCATACGCACACCTTTGCGAATCAGCCACAACAGACGAAATCGACGAAGAAATTCAGAACGAACTGGGGGCATGGAATGACTAACAGCCCAATGAGCAACATCGACAAACAGGCGCTGCGTGATAGCGCAGAAAGCACAATCGGCATTCTGGAAAACATTGCCGGGTTCGAACCTTCAGATATCGACGGTGACTCTGTAGAACTTCGCTTTGAAACAGACGGCGGTTTCGATACTGGTTGTGACGTGAGCATTGTTGACCAGTGCCAGAAAGCCGCTGATGTAATTCGTGCGCTGCTGGATGAGCTGGAAGCCAAAGACAACAGAATCAATCGACTCGAAGCCATTGTGGATGTTGCAGAAAAGCGCAACGCCCTCATGCGTGAGTGGAAGCGTGAATTGAAAGTTCCATGCGACCTCGTTGATGACCAGGTTCCGGTGGTTATTCATGGCATGGTTATTCGACTTGAGAGGCAGAGCGGAATCATCCAATCGGCGCGAAAGTTCATCAGCGAGTATGCGGGTCTCGGCGATGTCGGCGCTGCTGAGTTCATAAAGATAATCGACCGCGCCGCAGCCGGTAAAGGAGAGTGAACATGGCTAAATTTACAGACGTACACGACCTGTTAACCGCTTATCAAAAACAGGCACGAAAGATACCACCTAAGGGCGTTTATGCATCAAAACAGCGCCGTGATGAAGTACAGGCGGCTCACGCAAGAAAGGTAATACGCCAGCGTAAACGCTCTGTTGGGAAGTCCAATAAATTAGGGTGTCGTCGCCGAGCAGAAGTATTGGCGGCGATTATTTGCGAAATGAATTTTTGGGCGCTGGTGTGTCGCTCTAACCGTAAGCATACCGTCGCAGTGAAGGACTAACCCATGAGCACAATTACCAGAGAATTCACCAAAGAGCAGTTAATCGATCGGTGCAAGAGCCAGGCCGACTATGCGCAGGCGATAATTGACCTTTACCCAGATGATGTTGGCGCTGCTGAGTCTCGTCGCATTGCTGAAATCGCGCTGGCATCGCTCGAAGCGGGGCCTGTGGCTGATGTTGTAGCGTGGTCATCGCCGAAAGAGGAACGAACCTGTGATGTGCGCCTTCGACGGCATGATATCAAGCCTGGGCCTCTATACACCGCCACACCAGCGCCGGTATCTGTGCAGGAAGAGCGCTATCAGCATCTGAGTGAGCTTTATCATGCGCAGGAGAAGCGCTTATTCAAGCTTGCTCAGCGCATCAAGGGTCAGTCATTCGATAAATACGCGCACTCACCGTCACAGGCTATCGATGCTTTGGAGTCGGCATTATTCGGTGAAAGCACAGATGCCTGCCGCGCCGCCATGCTTCAGGGTGCCGAACCTGTAACGACGGCTTACAAGTTGCGCGATGCGGTGGAAGTGATTCGCAACTCCGGCATAGAAATCGACGCCGAGAAAATCCTTGCTGAGCGTGATGCTCTCAACTCTCCGGTGATTCCGGATGGTTGGGTGATGGTGCCGGTTGAGCCGACAGAAGATATGATCGTCGAAGGTTTCGAGTCCGAGCCAGATGAGAGCTTTAGCGATGAGAAGGAGTGGGAAGCATATGAAGCCATGAGTGGATGCCAGCAGGCAGCACACCGGGCTAAGTTATGCTGGGCGGCGATGATAGCTGCGGCTCCGGAGGCGGAGCATAAATAGAATGAGGTTAGGCGTATTTCATGTGATGAATATGACATAAAATACGCCGATTAATTAGGAGTGAGTGAATGATGAAAGTTTATAGGAATGACCAAGAAGACGATCTTTGGTGTGAGTATGGGTCTGCATACGAATCAATCAGGGCAATCCTGAATGAAACATATCCTCCCCAGGAAAGATCAGAATGGTCCTTAGACAAGGCGTATGTTAGCTGGAGAGGGGAGCGTTATACTATAAGCGCAAAATTTACCCGCTTTGATGAAGAGTTAAAAGATGTTGTTATGGTCGGTTGCAATGCTGAAGGAAGCAGGAAGAGTGAGGATATCAATACCGTCTGCGGTAAGCCGATACGAGTTGAATACGATTTTTGGAAAAAAGAATACTCACCAAAGGTAAATGAAAAATAATAAAGTAACTGTGAGTAACAATGCATCCGCAGCGCAGGTGAGAGCTGGACTTGGCTGCGTACTGTTAACAAACAGAAATTAAAAAGTGGGAGAGCTGGTTTGGGAAACTTTCTGAGTTTCATTGGCGTTTTGGTATCTATTGCAAGCTGTTATTACGCCTATAAGGCGTTTGCCTCATCAAAGGAAACTTCGTTCCCGGGGAAAAATCCGAGAGAGAATATTTGCAT